CATTATTACCCTCTGGGCCTTCAACATTTCCTGAATAAGTACTATCATTTACTGTATATAATGCCTTTTCAGCCTCTTTTTTACGATAAATTCTGTACTTCCCAGGTTCAATTACTCTGACCTGATCGAAGACTTTTTCACCGAACTCTCCCGTTGGTACGATTGCCTTCTCAGCTATTCTTATTTGTATTAATTTACCATAATTAGACTCCCTATCTAATCTCCAACCATAAATATTTGCAGGGTCAACCTCGATCCAATAAGGTCTACGCCCTAAAGCTCTTTCTTCCGCCAAACTAACCGCTCCAGTAGGTGCGGGATAGTCAACAAGTACATGACTTTGCCCATAAGTTAAAGAACAAAGTATTAATCTACGTGCATATTCGTCTAAATCAGATCCACAACCATCAACATCTTTTATAAACTCTTCTGTCCAATATGGATCACCAGTAATACTAATTGGCTTGCGTAGAATTAAGCCAGTAGCAGCTCTAACAAGTCTCTGTGTATAAGGAGAAAAGACAGCTCGATCAACTCTTGCTTGATAAGCTGTGTAATCCTCTCTTGGCTCTAAAGGTAAGAAAGCTTCGGAGTTATCTCGCAAATATTCAGTCCCTAACGTTACTGCCTTCATAATTTCCCACCCTTTCACCATGTCCAATACAGCGCGAGTGCGTGTAAAGGGGCTGTCAGTCCCACCAACAAAGGTAGAACTGACTATATTTGTGCGAATTGGGCCAGGAACGGCATAAGTCACGGCTTTTTCCTTTTGTGATTAACCCCTATTAAGCGGCAGAAGTAATTGCTCCAGTTGTTTGGAAGCTTACGCTTACACTCTGAAGATCGCCCGTGGAAGCACCAAAATCAGCACTCGTAACGATTCCTGAGAAAGAAATCTTCTTACTACCTGATGTATCTAGGAATAGCTCAAATTGAGCGTCACCAGCATCTTCAGTGACTAAAACATCACTTAATAAATTCGCTGTTTCATTACCTGAAGCCGCTGTATATAGGAAATCAACAGAACCAGTACCGGAAATCAATGATCCTACATAACTACGTGATGTAGCTCCATGCGCTGTGCAATCTAGTGTGTCCTTAGAAACACTTAGGCTCCATCCAGTCGTAGAAACAACAGCTTCAGTTGTACCTGCAGCGTTTTTGAACTTTACGGAACCTTCCTCACCACGGTGAAAAGCCATGATTAATTCACAAAAAAGAAAGTTATGTTAATAGTTTAACTTGTACTGTCTGTTTTTACAGGTTTTTGCACAGATCCCTTAGCTTTATTATCTAAATATTGCTGACATCTAGGATCCCATAGTGCCGGATTTCGTTTACCCTTTACTGCTTCAATAGCATCCAGTTGTTCTGTTGTAAGTGCCATAGTTACTTTTTCTTGGATTTAGCTTTTGAAGAAGTTTTCTTAGACTTCTTACCTTTCTTTACAGTAGCAAGATACCCCTCACAACGCTTACTAGCAGCAGATTTAGCCATACAATAAAACCTCCTTGTGATTAGTATATCCTGTATGTAGTCTGCCCTAAAGTTTCGGGTTTCGCCAAGTTGAATTGTTGAAGACATAGATAACCAAAAGCGTCAAACGCATGATCAACACCAAGATTCTTATTTGGTAATCCCGTATTAGGTGCGTATGTAAGAGTCCTTAAAGATTTGATTAACTCTTTGCAACGTGGATGAATAAATGTTCTTCTATCCCCGTTGGCATCGTATAAAGCTGTGTTCACTGCTGTTATTTTGTCTCGTATTTTCCACGGAGCCTTTGGAGCAGAAACATTAAAACCACTCCTTCGTAAAATACTGTGGTCAGTTGCACCAACACCAGCAGTTTTCCTTGCCCCACCCGTAGGGTCCGGGCAAGCAATGATTCTTCGATCTACACCATATCTACGTGTTACTTCTTCCGCAAAATCCCATGTTGTAGCACCTCCCGTGAGCATAATTTCGTCAAAAACATACAAATTCTCGTCATCTTTAACCGCACAAATACCACTCATGGGATCAACGTTAAAATCCACTCCCAATAAAAGAGGCGCAATACTGATGTCTTTAGAAACTGTGGAAATGTTTTCGTCTGAGAATGAGACTGCAACAAGACCCGTGAGATTCTCGAAGCTTGCCTCAAATTCTTGCCTGAATGTACGTTCGTCTAGTTGAGCACGGGCGGCTTGAACCTCCTCTGCTGGAACGTTTCCCCCATCTATTGTGGTAAAACTCCACCTATTCCACTCCCCTGTGGGATCGTCAGGTACATAGCACCATAAATCGTAAAACCAGCTAGCTGTTCCATCCGGTGTACTGATAAATAACGCCCAACCCTGTTTATCTGCTAATGCTGGCCTTATTACCTCGAACCAAACCTCTGAATCCATGAAGGCGGCTTCATCTAAGACCACTCCAGCGAGACTTCGGCCTCTTAGGGACATTGCGTTCTCTGTTCCCTTCAGTTCAATCATCGAATCGTTGATTAATTCGATTTTTAGGTCAGTTTCGTTCTTAGATTTGATCCATTCTTTAGGGATTAGTTTCTTTATCTCTTTCCAGGCAATATCTTTTGCCATTCTGTATGTTGGAGCACAGTAAAAGTAGGTTTCTCCCGGCCTCTTTATTGCCGCTTTTATTAGTTCTATGCAGGAAAGATAGGATTTCCCGAAGCGTCTACCCGCTACAAGGACACGAAATCTCTTCCTGTTGTTGAATACCTCCCCCTGCGCCCATCGAAGAGATAGTGGTTGTGTTTTTACTGTCATGTAATACAGAATAATAGGTTTTTGTACCTCTACCCCCTCATTTATCGACTATTTGTAAGATTGCAGGTTATTATTTATTTAGTAGTTGATGTTTCCTCAAGTGACAGACGCTTATTTAGACGCACTTAATGACTTTGATGGCCCCTTCATAGAAGAAGAGGATGATGAAATACTGCCCACAAAAAAGAAAGGTAGAAGTCATGCTGCTGTTATAAAAGCCAGGCAGCAAAGGCTTTATAAAAGACAGTTGGAAGGATTAACTGTTCGACAGTTGGTTCTAGATCATGCCTCTAAAGAAGGAGTTTGTGATAAAACTGCCTGGACTGATTGGAAAGCTGTTAATGCTTGGAACGAAGAAGATTGGCAGAAAGATAGAGATAATATGCTCTCCAGGTTGCAGAGCATGAGAGTGCAATTGTTTAATAAAGCTGTAAGGAAAGGGCAGCTTCAAACTGCTGCTCAAATACTTGATTCATTAGGTAAGGTTATTGGGGAGAGCGTGGAAACTGTGAATATTAACGCTCCAGAGCTTAAGATCCAGGTCGAGAATAGAGAGGGTAAATAATATCGGGGATGTACTACAGAAGTAATAAGGTTTGTTAACACTACCCCCTATTAAGGGGGTTTTTAGTGGAGTGAGCTTGACGGGGTAGGGCTGCTACTGTAGTATATAGAAGTACTACATAAGAGCTTATTTTTAGATTGATCAGTAGGTTCCGGGGGATTAGGTATCTTTCTCCAAAATTTCCTACTCCTCCCCCTCAAAAATTTTAGACAAAAAAATTCCCCGCTCGGTGGCGGGGAACAAAAATTATTTGATGAAGCTTGGAAGTTCAACCTGACGAACTTTTTTGAAATTCGTTTGAAGAAATTCAATTGCAATTTGAAGATCTTCTAAGAAAAGGTTGAACTCCTGGCCGTGAATCTCACACCTGCGGACGAAATCTGAACCGTAGTCATCAATTGTAAGAATTTTTTCATCCTGGATTTTTTCCAAAATTTCCAATTCTCCTTGGACTCGGAGCAGCTCGTCGTGTAGTTCCTGGAGTTTCCAGGTTTTCCCGGTTGCGGGATTTTTAACAGAGAAGCGGGTAGCCATTGGTACAAATGTACTACAGGGATAAATTTGGTCTCCTGCGCGTACATTTGTACTGTACTACATCACGCGGGGAAGTTGTTCGGTAAACCGTACCTTTTGTAACAATTCTTATTAATTCTTAATGTAAAGAAATATTACAACATACTCAAAAAATAGAAAAAATTACATCATTTCTAAAATTATAACAAAAAATCTAGTCGCTGACTGCAATTGTAACCATAAAAGGCCGATTAAAGGCGTTTACAAGGCAAAGGAAGGAAAGAGAAAGAATCGCCAGTCAATAAACGCTCCAAACAAAGAAAAAAGGGACTTTTTACGGTCCCTTATGCTTTTAATCCTGGTAATGATGTGAAGCTTTGATCAATCTTGATTGATTGACTAAGTGCTGATGATCTTCAAGCAAGCGTGTGTATTTGTCCGGTAGATCATCCTGGAATAGTTCTTTGACTTCTTGAAGAGATAGAGAGAAATTAGCCATTTAAACTAACCTCTTGAAGCTCTTCTGCTATCGCTTCTAAATCAGAAGCATCTAGACATAAATCAAACTTGTCAGAATAGGTGAAAGATTTAGACAAGATTTGCTCACCTAGGATATAGGCGACCATATTTGCTACATTTTCAGGTTCTGAGAAGTCTGTTGATATCTCACCAAAATTAGAGTTTTCATATTCTCTAATTAATTCGATAGCGTCAAAAACAGCATCACCAAGCCACTTTTTAGCTTTGTAAGTACCAATAATAAAATAATCAGTGTTACAAAGTTCGTGATGCAAATCTGCACAATAGGAATCAAGTCCCACTGACTCGTTTAATTTGCTGATGATGTCGCTTTTGACATCTTGAAAAAGTGTTTCCACTTTAGGAACTCCTTGTAGTAATTTTTTGGATAGGTCTTTGTTTGACCTATTACAATACTACAGTATAAAGAACTATATTGATATAGGTATAAATACTCATTCTCTTATTTGAATAGGCATTAATAAAAATTCTAATTTTGGTGCAAATTCTTCCAGGTGTTCAAACTCTTTCAATACAACTTTGGCAGTAATTAGAAAAGCTGTATTTGAGTGATTGCCATTAAAGGTCATAACTGGATCGTTATAATAATTTTTTTGGCAATAAGTAGAGACAGTTTGAGAGATTAATTTCAAATAAGAAGCATTAAAGGAAAAAGACTGCTTAAACTCATTTGAGAAATCACTAGGATAAATCTGCTCTAAATTTGGATAATTCTCAACACCGCTTAAATCTTTCCAGGCTCTTGACTCGCTCCAATTCATATTTGAATCGTGAAAAGCAGCATAGTTATTTTCATTAAAAATAATGCTATGAGCTTTTGGAACTTTCTTATCAAAAGCCTTTGGATTAACTAAAAAAGACTCTTTAGCGTAAAATTTCTCAGTAGTAGGAAATTTGAATCTAAAAGCAATGTGACCATTAGTAGCTTGGATAGATACAGTCTTTCCAGTAGTTGAAACGCTAATAACTGAAATAGTATGCTTTACATCAGATTTAGCTACAAATTTTGAAGCAATAAACAAAGGAAAAGCTGGTAATTCTGCTAATACGGGATGTTTAGCCTGGATCGTCCCAGTTTCTTCAAGTGTTTTGAGTTCGTCGGTAGTGTTCATAGATTGTGAATTTAAACTACTCTAGTACAATAGCAGACAATCCCAAAAAAGACAAGAAAGTGAGAAATTCTCATAAGAATTAACTTTTTTCGTTGCTAAGAATCTATTATATGCTACAGTAACAAAGTCCCTACCTATAGGACTATTTTATGGATAAAAAACAAGGTGTTGAGTACATAAAGGATTTTTTAAGTGATCCTGAAAACACTCTGACAAGAAAAGAAATAATAGATATTTTAAGCGATCCAGAAGGAAAGTATGTTGTGCCTGAAAAAACAGCATACCGATGGTACAAAGAAGCGTACCAGGAAGATCAATGGATGAATCCTAGATCACATACAGATAAAGCATCCGATGATAAGGAACTCGCTATTTCAACAGTAAGAGACTTATTAAATGCTGCGATCCAGGATAACGATTATGAAAAAGCTACATCATTATCTGAAAAGCTTTTAAAACTACATAACCTAGCTAGGAGATTTTAAAATGAGTAATTCTTATTGGCATAGCTACCCTTTTAGGCATTTGCTTAGAGGTATAGCTGCTAGGTATCCAAAAACCTATAAAAAAGTAGGAACACAGTTACACATTAACGGTGTTTTTAAACATAGAGTTTTAAGACCTGATGACGATCCAACCAGGGAAGAATTATTGAGAGAATTTTTAGCCTTTGTAGCTGCAATGCCACCACATATAATCCCTTATTCTGATTTTGGGGATAACAGACAGTGGCATGAAATAAATTGGCTTAAAGAATATGAATCATACTTAAAAAACGTACCAGTTAATGATGATGAGAGGTATGAACTAAACAGTAAGTACGCTATAAATGGTGATGAGACAAGGTAAATACTAGGTTTCAACTAGCTTTAAATTAGCCTGGTATATATCATTACGCTCCAGGAAAGATTGCTCCGCCCCCTTTAGTTCCAGGTAGCTTAGTTTTCTTTCCTGGGGTTTTCCAGTTCTACGGGCAACGATAATATATGCACCTTTGCAATCAATATCTGCAAGGTTTTTAAGTCCTAAATGATACGCTCCAGCTTGACAACAATATGAGTGCAATAATTCTTCGCTTCTTTCCCGGAGACTTGATTTCCAATCAACGATGAATGGCCCTTCACCATCAATATCGACTAAAGCATCTGCCGTACCAGCAAAATTATCCTTATGAATGGAAAATTCTACGGCATGAATGGCGGTTACTCGTTCCAGTATCCAACTCCGTAAACTTCGGGTGTAGCCAGCGGCACTCCACGAGACTTCGGGAGCTGATTCCGCTGCTTTTTCCAGGCTCCATTTTGTGACCGCTTTTGGGCAACGCTCCAGTCCATCACTGTAGGTTTTCCAAATATTCCGCTTATTGGCAGAGTTTCTAGCAAGCTTTGAAGCTGTTTTAAGTAAATACTCGGCATGATTGTGCATTAAAGTGCCTCTCTTGCAAGCTACTTCACGATCCTGGTAAGAATTAGGACGCTCCAGCCAGCGGTTTAAGGCTTCTTTTTGATGTGATGGGGCTGTTTCCCCTAGGATATGAGTAATTGAATGATATATGTGGCCTTCTTTATCTCTATATATACGATGCGGATATATCGTCTGTGAATCATCACGCTCCAGTGATCTTCTGCCCAGTTTAGATAAGGCGTTCTGCCTATCCATTGTCCTCATAGAGGGTTTTAAGTCACTACTTTCCATACTTAATATACCTTAATGAGAGGGAGTGCGCTAGTCATTTTTTAACTTTGGGCCTTTTTCGTATAGGGAGTAGTCTGTATCCTCTTCCATATATCTACCCAAAGTGACCATGCTTACTCGCTTTATAGCCTGGTAACAATCTTCATCGCTCCAGCTATGCTTCCTTAGTTTTTCGTATAGAGGGATCATGTGTGCTCCAAGATGATAAATAGCCATTTCTACTTCGTTATCCTCTGTCATAAGTTTCCTTAGTCTTATCTCCATTAGCCCCGATGGGCCATAAGTACGCTCCTGTTTCTTCTTCACTTATCCACCTCCGATACTTTTGTAACTAAAACAAGGGAATCAGGCCATTTATCTAGAGCTTCTTTCTTTGCTTCAATAGCTGAAGAAGCATAAACATTACGCCTTATTCTCTTTAAAGACGTAGAACCTAGTTGCTCTTTAGAGGGTTTGATCAGAAGACTGTACTTTCTGATCTTTGAGTTACCGCTGAATGACATAAATAAAAAAGGGGCCGATGAATGGCCCCTAATGCTTAAGCCTGTTTATCAGAGAAAGGATTGCCGTTTGTTAGCAATCTTTCTATGTCGAATCCTGCTTCTAATGCAGCTTCCCAGGCTTCCTTAACTTTCTCATCTGTTCCTTTCTTACGAGGAGCAGTTCTTAAGGAATACTCGGTGTTTAATCCTGTACCAGATTTAGAAAGTATCCAGTCGGGAACCAAAATATCCTCGTAGTCATCTTCCTGCTCAATGACTTGAGTTTCACTGTCTAAGTCTCTATTTACAGAGGGCTTATCACTTGCAAAAATCTGTATAGATCCAGCATCGTGATTATAAATAGCTACTGCAATGTTGAATTTTACAGGGCCAGGACCGTCACCATTAAAGTTAAGTCCTCTTACCCATTGAGTACCTAAATCAGCTTGGATGTCCTCATCAGTTGGTTCAAAATTGAAACGAAGAGGCTTTCTAATGACTTTTCCATTGTCATTAAGTTTTCCTTCGGCATCCTGTAACCAAACTTCCCAATACTCCAAGGGAGTTTTCTGTAGAAGTGCAAAGCGTACCGATGTACCTGTAGGAATACTCCCAGGATTAAGGTAGCCGCCTGTGGCTTTAGGAGCGATGGCTAAAGAGCCTTGCTTTGATAGAAATGGCATGTGTTAATAGCGGTGAGCTTTTGCTCGGTGCATTTTCTATTGTAGTAGGGTGACAGATATATGTCAATAGCCTATAATAGAAAAACTCCCTAGACAGGCAAAGCCTAGGGAGTTTAAAAAGATACAACACACAAGGAGTATTGTAGCAGATGAGTCTACTCAAATTTGTAGAGAAACTTCCTGGAAATCTAGTCTACGCACCGATATATAGGAAAGGCGTAGAGATGCGTTCCAAGGAAGGAAAAGTTACTGTTAGCACCGGGAAAAATCCATACGGTGAAGCTTATGAAAGAAAATTCAGACCTTCAGATGTAGCACATTTCCTACAAAAGAATACTGAAAATTTTGGTGCAGTAGGTCTGTTCACTGGAATACGTGGAGCAGGATTGGTCATTCTCGACGTTGACCGAAATCTATCCGCACTAAAAAAGAAGTGGGGTGACTCCTTAGAAGGTGCAGTCGAAATAAAGAGTACAAAGAAAAACGCTGCCAAATACGTCTTTAAAGTCCCTGAAGAGCTTTGGGGTGTAGTTAAGGGACGTTTCCTCTCACAAGAGACTTCTACCT